TCGGGTCCCTTATCTGAACTTTACATTACCTCATAGCTTGATGGATTAAGCGGGCCACGCCTCAACCGTTTTTCGGTGTTTTGCCGCACATTCCCCCAGCGCCTTCAGCACGTCCCCCATCACCCATTCCTGCCAGGCATCATAGTCGGCGGTGGCGGGCGCATCCGGGATTCGGCACGGCGCGGCCAGCGCGCTATCGAGCGGCGGCGGCTTGCTTGGCCGCGTCGACGGCGTCGGACAGCTTGCGCACCCGGAAATCGTCAGGGCGGCAATCCACAGGCAGAGGCTTCTTCGCATTTCGGAATTCCTTCACGGCCTGATCGACCTTGGCGGTCAGCGTGGCCTGGCTGGCGTTGAACTCGTCGGCTTTGGTGCGGATGGTCTGGCTGGCCGCACCAAGGTTCTCGATCGCCTTGTTGGCGCTGGCCAGGTCGGCCTGAGCGCTGGCGGTCTTCATCCGGTCTATCTCGGCATCCTTGCGCCAGCCGTTGGCCATCCAGCCTGCGGCGAAGGCGGCGGCGGCCAGCGCGGCCGCGGCGATCGCGCGCCACGGCAATACGAACGGTAGTGCGATCATGGCGTGGCCGCGCAACGCGCGTAGAGATCCGCAGTCTCTCGGATGTGCTCGAGCATGTCGGCGCGCGTGGCGCCGGGCTTCAGGGTCGGCAGCGTGTCGCAGTGGCGCGGCTGGTGCGCCGGCGCGGCGGGCGGCTCGGCCGCAGCGCAGCCGGCCAGCAACAGGCAGAACAGCAGGGTCCTCATTTCCGGGCCTCCCTCACCTTCCGATTCGCCGCCTCGATGTCTCGGTTGACGCCCTGTCGCTCCGCCTCGGTGAGCGGGCGCGGCGCTGCTGCGGCCGCCGGGCGCGCTGCACGCTTCACGGACTTGGCTGCTTCCACAGACGCCTCCGCAGCCTGCGCGGACGCATCGGCCGCTGCCGAGACCTTTGGCGCCAGCGCCTGCAGCGTCTGTGTGTACGCCTCCTGCAGCCGGCCTATCTCGGCCTGGTGGTCGTCGCGCTGCTGGGCCATCAGTTCGCGGTATTGCCAGACGCAGAACAGGTAGCCGGTGCCCATCCCGCCGCCAAGCAGCAGGATCAGCACCGTCACCGCCTCCATCCGGTGGCCCACGAGGATGAACTTCGCCCGGTACCGCGCGAGCCAATCACGTAGCTTTGCCATCGAGTTTCTCCCGAAGCATCTGGACCTGAGTTTCGAGGCCGCTGATCTTCGCTTTGAGTTCGCCCATCATCTGGAACGCGTCGTTGCGTTCCTTGTAGGCCGCGTCTGCCCGCTTCTCAGCAAGATCGGCGCGCGCATTTGCCTTATCGAGCTGTTCGGACAGACGCGCGATGATGTCGATCTCCGCCTGAGTCTGCGCGCCGACGACACGGTCTTTGCGCCACGCGCCGCGGATGAACCAGATAGCCCCGCCGATGGCGGCCACGACGTAGCCAAGCGCTCCGGCAATGCCCCCCGGCACATTGATCACAGATAGGTCCATCACGGCTCCGTTGGTCGTGCTGCTCTGTTGGCAGTTCACGGTTGGTCAGTCGGCGTCGCGTCGTCCGGCTTGATGGACTGCTGGGCGACGTAGCGCAGCGCGCCAATCAGCACGGCCAGCGCCAGCGTGATTTGGGCAAACAGCTTCGGCTCCATCACCGCCTGCAGCGACGGCAGCACCAGCTGCGCCGCCGACAGCATGGCCAGCAGCGCCGACAGCAGCACCGTGGTGCTCTTCCACAACTTGTTCCAGTTCTCGACGATCTGCATCACACGACTCCCAGTGCGCGCTTGGCGCGTTCCCAACGCTGCTGCCGGTCGGCCAGGCCGTTGGTGCCGCCGTTGATCCGGCGGGTAAGCGTTACGAAATCGCCGGCATCGGCCAGCGCGTTCAGGTTCTTCCGCTGCCAGAACCAGCATGCCGAGCGCGCGGCCAACGCGTCGACTTGCAGCAGCTCGGGGCTGGCCTCGAGGTCGACACCGAGCGCCGCGCCGCACGCCCTATAGTTGGCGCGCCCGGTGATCTGAATCAGGCCGCGGCCCATGTAGCGCTTGCCGTCGCCGGGGTGCGTGTTGCCCAGGTCTGCGCGCCCCTCGTAGCGGAGCTGGGCAGCGGTCGGACCCCAGATCTCTCGCGTGTAGACGAAGCCGCCGGACTCGTGGACGACCTGGCCAAGCCATGCCGCCTGGCGCGGCGCCGTATCAATTCCGTACTCGCGCCACGCCGCGTCGACATGTGGCCACCACCGGTCGGCCATCGACTGCGTCAGGCCGCTGGCCAGCTTGAATGTCTGTTTGTCCATGTTGCCTCCAGAAACGAAAAAGCCCGCTCAAGCGGGCTGGCTATGCGTGGTAATTTGCGGTTGCTGGGCTTGCACGGTCGAGTTGACCGCGTGCAGTGGGCGATGGCGTTGCGAAGATTGTTTCGCTACATCTTCGGCTAGCAGCTAAAATCGCCAGCATAAAAACGCAAGGAGATGCGCGTGTCCCAAGTGATCGTAACTGGCGCCACAGGCTTCGTTGGCCAGCATGTCGTTCCCCAATTGCTTGAACGCGGGCTGGATGTCGTCGCCGTTGCTCGCGATGAAGCGAAGGCTCGAACCTTCGACTGGCACAAGGATGTCCGTTTCATCGAACTCGACTACCACAAGAAGCGGCTGAACTTCATTCCGACCGTGGGTTCCACGCTCATACATTTGGCATGGCAGGGGCTTCCCACTTACAAGTCGATGTTCCACATCGACGAGAACCTCCCGCGCAACTACGACTTCATCCGCGACCTAGTAGCCGAGGGCGTTTCAAAGGTTCTCGTCACCGGCACTTGCTTCGAATATGGGCTCCAAAGTGGACCAATCCCGTCAAATTCGACCACCAAGCCGACGAACCCTTACGGCATCGCTAAGGACTGCTTGCGGCGTTACCTCGAAAGCCTCTCCGTCGCGACGCCGTTCACACTGCAGTGGGCACGCCTTTTCTACATGCACGGGAAGGGGCAGAACCCCAAATCCATCCTGGCACTTCTTGACAGCGCGATCGCCAATGGAGACAGGTCGTTCAACATGAGCGGGGGTGAGCAGTTGCGTGACTACCTGCCGGTAGAATCGGTGGCACGACGAATCATTGAGCTTCATCTTGGCGACACCGGCGGCACTTTTAACGTATGCAGCGGCGAACCGATTTCGATCCGCCGCCTAGTCGAAGAGCGAGTGAAGCAAAGAGGCGCAGATATCGAACTAAACCTCGGCTACTACCCCTATCCAGACTACGAACCTATGGCCTTCTGGGGCGCGAAAGAGTGAAGCAAATGTTTTTTGTACCGACCATACCGAACAGCCCGCTGATTAGCCCGGACGCACGCGATCCGATGGGCCCGATGGAACTGCGCCGCAATCCAGCCCTGGACTTCATTGAAAACGCGGCGTTTGACTCAAGCATCGCAGAGTACGACGACAGCTACCAGAACAGTCAAGCCCACTCGCAGGCATTTGTCTCGCACATGCGCAGCATGCTCAAGATGCTCGTTGATGCGTTCCCGGCCGGCGCGCGTATGGTAGAAGTTGGTTGCGGAAAGGGTGACTTTCTCGAAATGGCCCAGGAAAGCGGCCATTTCGTGGTCTCTGGTTATGACGCGACCTACGAAGGCGACAATCCAGCGATTGAGAAGCGCTACCTGAACGCAGGAGACCGTATCAGTGCTGACCTCGTGGTCCTTCGGCATGTACTGGAACACATCCCGGCACCGCACCGCTTTCTAGCAATGCTTGCGGAGATTTTTGGGGAAGCGAAAATCTACATCGAAGTGCCCAACTGGGACTGGATCGCAGAGCACCAAACTTTCTTCGACATCACCTACGAGCACGTCAATTACTTCTCGCGTCTGGCGCTGCGAAAGCTGTTCGAAGGTCCCGTTGACGCCGGCCTGTGCTTTCACGACCAATACCAGTACATCATTGCCAGCCTCAGACACACATCGCAGGGATTCAGTGGGCAATACGACACGGGACCATGGGTCACGCTCTCCTTCGAGACGCTGTTTCCCAATCTGGCTTCAAGCATCGCCGATGTCGATGCACGCCTGTCGCCACAGTCAAAGCTGTATGTGTGGGGAGCCGCCACGAAGGGTTGCATGTTTCTCGTGCACTGCCAGCGTCAGAGTCGCTTGATCGACCGCGTCGGCTTTGCCGTAGACGTCAATCCTCAGAAATGCGGCAAGTATCTCCCCGGTTCGCATATCCCAATCAAGACGGCGGATGATCTTGTCGCCGCCATTCGACCCGGCGACGTGCTGCTCGTATCCAACCCAAACTACCGAGCAGAGATTGAAACGTTTCTCGCTGACCGAGGCGTCGTCGGGGTCGATGTATCGAGTCTTTGAGGCCGGGCAGCGTAATGCGACCGGCCCTATGATTCACTGGGCCTGGGCCGGTTGCGCCGGCCAGACTACGGGGCTGACCGTCAAATCCAGCCGACTGAGACTCACTCGGTATTGCTTCCAGCTTTTCAACAGAGCAATTTCAGATGCTGTTGCCACTTCGAGATCCACCGCGTCTTGCAACGGTGCGATCTTGATGGCTGCCTGGGCGAGAAGGGCATTGCGAGCAACAGAATTTTCCTCGGCGGATGGCACATAAGGCGTCGGCGTGAGGTCCGTTGTAGGCTCCAAAGAGCTCGGATACGCCCCTAGTTGCTCCCCGTTTGGAGCATAGAAGAGTCCCCCTTCAACACGCACATCGTCCTCGAATGCATAAAGTACGCCCGTTTCGGAATCGCGGAAATATTGCATGGCTTCCTCTTATCGAATTTCATTCCAAGCGGTCAGCGTCGTACCGCCCGTAGTTGTGATCTGGTAGGTTTGCCCGGGCAGTACGATTGAGAAGACGGAGAAAAAAACCGCCCCGCCTGCAGCATTACCGTATGTTTGGGACGATACGCCACCTTTAACCATGGTAATCGTCTGCCCTGCCGCCAAGCTGACACACACTTCCACCGTGATGGCTTTACCGGTCGAGTTGGTGTAGGTCGTGTTTAGTGCGCGAGATCCAATGACGCTTGTCATGACCTGGCCGACCGTGAATGCTTGACTATGGCTTACCGCATGGGTGGCCGCCGTCGCAGCCGCCACGCTGAACGTCTTCGTTGCATCCCCATTCACAGCCGCGGCAGCGGCCTTAAGATTCGCCAGAATAGTCGCCGTAGTCCCGTCGTCTAGGACATCCAGCCCGGTGCGATCGGAAATGAACTGCGCCAGCACCGCCGACATGATGCTCGACTGCCTCCAAACCTTGTTGAGCTGGGCAGACTGCGCCACACCCGACGAAAAGCCCGCAGTGCGTGCGGCCAGGCCGGAATAGGTGACCTGCGTGATCACGTTTGCGCCGGCGCCACCGCCGAACACCAAAAAATCATTCGTTGCCATTGATGGTCCTTACAGAGGTGTGCCCCAAGCACCGACGTCAAAGCCGGCCACGAGGTTGTTGTCCATGTCGAAGCCGAACATCGGCGCGCCGTCCACCGTTGTCACGATGACGATGTTTATGCGCACGCCTTCGGGCTTCAGCGGGATCAGGCCGTTCGCTAGCACCGCGAGGAAGACAGCCGAGGGGATGACGCCGGCGATGCCGATCGTCATGGACATGTCCTGGTTGTCCTGAATGAAGACGAACGTGCCGCCGCCGAAGATCGAGTCGAGGATCGCCTTCGAAGACTCGAGCGTGCCGTCCCAGTGGTTCGCGCCGATCTTCGCGCGGATCACCAATCGATACGTGTCGTCGTCCAGTCGCGTCAGCCCGGCGTCGGGATCGAACGGCCCCTTCCAGCTTCCCTGGTCGAATCCCAGCCCATCGATGTCCAGCGAGAAATAGACGCCGGTGAGCGGTACGGGCACGTCCCGCGAGATGCCGACCCAAAGACCGATGGTGTCGAGCTGGTCGCCAACCGCATTGTCGAGGTCGAACTTGACCGGCATGGCGGATAGCACGTTCTGTAGGTCGACCATCGGCTCGGCCAGCGTCTCGACCACCGCCATGAACTTCGGGCGCTTGTTGTGCTCGCTGGTGATCAGGTCCGTGTACTGAGAGATGTCCGCCATGTCAGGTCACCGTCAGCACAACATCGGTCGGCGTGCACGACGCCACCTGGTTAAACGGCAGGGCCACGTCGGGCGCGCCCGCACCACCCGGCCCTGTCAAGGTGAGAGCCGTCAGCTTGAACGTCGCGCCACCTCCCACGCCATTCGCCGCGGTGATCGCGTCCGCCCATTCCACGCTGCCGGAGACGCCGCCGCCGATGTCCACACCGTTGATGTAGTCGGACACCGCCTGCTTGATCGCATTGCCGGTGGCCGTCGTGTAGCCGGCTAGCGACTTCAAAGAGATTGCGACGCTCAAGGCCGCGCTTGACGGCCGGTAGAAGCGGATCGTGATCGGCCGCCCATAGATGTCCTGCACGACGATGGCGGTTGTGCCATAGGTCGGCGAGCCCGGTGTCTTCTTGCGCGCGATCGCGTTCGCGATATCGTTGGAGTCGCCGCCCTCCACCACCAAAGAAATCGAGTGCGGCGGCAGCCCGTTCGCGTCCGTCGTGGCGGTGTCGTTCTCGTACGGACGCAGGCGCGTCACGCCCGGAACGTTGGACACGGCCCCGATGATGCCGTCGAGCACCGTCAGCGAGGGCAGCGCTGTGGACACCGTCTGCCGCTGTCGCAGCGCCGCATCCGACTCAATCGGCGCGCCGACAGCCGCCGCTGCTGGGTTGGTCACCGTCTGCCATCCGCGCGTCGGGGTTCCAATCTGATTGATCGTGCCAGCCGCCGCCGTGACAGCGCCGAGCGCGGTGCACGTTCCGGTGACCGTGATCGCACCACCCGGCGGGACGACAACGGTCGCCGGCAACGTCCACTGATTGTTGTTCCCATCCTTGGCGATGCCGTTGGTGATGGTCACGCCGGCCTGCCCGACGATCAGCAGATCGGCGGTCGAGAACGACGCGGCCTTCTTGGCGATGCCGTTGATCTTCACATTGCTGGCCAGCGCGTCGCCCTGCGCGGTTGCCGGGCTGAATGACCGGTAGATCGCGACGGCCGTGGCATTGGCATCATTGATGGCCGACGCGAAGACAGCGAGCAACTGCCCATCCTGGCTGTCGGCCTCCAGATACGTGTCCGGACCATAGATCCCGCGATACCGGTCCTGAAGGTATTCGAGGACCTCGGCGTAAGTCGGCGCCGAGATGCCGCTTTCATCGATCGTCGGCGCGGTAGTCGTGATGGCCATTACAGAGTCGCCTCGATCTGCACGGGATCGGCCCCGTATTGGGTTGTGATGGTTGCAACGACGCTCAGCTTTCGCGTCTCGGTATTCAGATCGCTCGAGTAAGCGACCAGCGCCGTTACACCCTGCGTGCCTAGAATCCGCTGGCGAACCGCGGCGTCGTAAGTGCCGCCGGTGTATTTGCCGACGACCTGGTCGAGCGGCGTGCCCTCGGTGATGTCGAGGAACCATTCGCCGCGGAACAGGCGCAGCCGCGTGAGCACCGCCTGCGCCACCGCTTCGGGCACGTCCTTGTAAAAGTCGGCCTGCTGCCCGCCGAAGACGTAGTCGCCGTCAGCGTCGAGTTTTCGGTACCGCATGGAATTCCTCAGTTTGGAGGATTGGTGTTATTGCCGGCGCCGTTTTCGCGGTGGGTGTGCGTGTCGTCGACTCGTTTGCCGTTGGCCGAGATCTGGCCGATCACGTTCAGCACGCCGTTAAAGACGGCGGCGGCGCCGCTGAGCGCGCTGCCCACCATCCCTCCAACGAACGTCAGCAGGCCTGTAATGGTCACGGACGCCGAGAACGTGGAAAGCGGCGCCACCACGTCGAAACCGCCCGGCGCTACGATCCGGACCTTCTGAAGGGTCGGATTCATCTCGATGTAGGTCCCGCCATTTTCGGACCGGAGTTGCGTGGCGGTCGTGCTGACGTTCGCTAGCGCGCGCGGCACCGACCGGAACCCGAGCAGGACAAAGC